TCGGGCATTCGTCGGGAGTTGAATCAGACGATGCTTGAGGAGTTGCAGTTGCCGGGGGCGCGTGCTGAGGCTAAAGCGTGGTCTTCGCGGTATGGTCAGAGCGGCCGGGCGTATGTGCGTGATGCGGCTGGGATTGGTTCGCTGTTTTCTAGCGCGTCGTCGATGGCGCGCAATTGGAGGTGGAGACGATGAAACTTCGTGGAATTTATGCGTATGATACGGATGCGGCCTCGCTTGAGGCTGGTCTGGCGAATGACGAGCCGTCGATGACGGATCAGAGTTTCGCCGAGGAGGCGGACATTAATACCATTGTCCGGCGTTTTGGTCTTACGGGTGAGTTGCCGACGTCGGTGTCGATGCCGTCGTTCGCGGATTTCGAACGGACGTATGATTACCATTCGGCGATGCTTGAGATTCGCGCGGCGGAGCGGGAGTTCATGCGGCTGCCGGCGGACCTTCGGACGCGTTTCGATAACGATCCGGGCCGGCTGGTGACGTTCCTCGAGGACCCGGGTAATCGGGCCGAGGCGGTGAGTCTTGGACTCGTTCAGGCTCCTCCGGAGCCTGTTCCGGTCCCGGAACCTACGGTCCCGGGACCGTGATGCACAGTTAGTTACTTGTTCTTAACTGTGCTAGGTGACACTCCTTGGCTCAGGTCAAGGGGTGTCTGTCCGTCCCGGATTTCGGTCCTGAGTTGGAGAGCATCGGCGGCCATTGCGTTATACTTTTCCGTGAGGTCGTCCAGGCGCTGTTTCCGGTTTTTGTCGCTTTGCCGTGCCATGGATGCGGCGTAGAGTTCAAGGGCGCGGATGAGAATTTCTTTCTTGGTCATGATGTTTTCCTGTTGTGCGCTGAAGTGCGCATGTGTATAGTGCATGTGTGTTCTCTTTTTGTCAAGGAGTTTTTTATGCGTCCGTCTCGTCGTCGTGGTGTGAATAAGGGCCGGTCTGTTCGGCAGTTTCGCAACAGCATGCAGCGCACGAAGGCTCCGAATCTTCGGGGTGTCGCGCGCGGTGGCATGCGTTTCTGATGGCTTGCTATCATCCTCTCTCGGCGTTTCGTCTTGCGTCGGGAGAGGTGGTTTTCCGTGAAGTTGGTGACGTTGTTCGTTCGTTGCAGTTGCCGTGCGGTCAGTGTGTAGGCTGTCGTCTTGAGCGTTCTCGCCAGTGGGCTGTGCGGATGATGCACGAGTCCCAGTTGTATGATATGTCTTCTTTTGTGACGTTGACGTATTCTGATCAGCACTTGCCGTTTCGTGGGTCTCTTAATTATTCCGATTTTCAGCGTTTTATGAAGCGTGTTAGGAAGGATGTTGGTCCCACGAGGTTCTTTGTTGCTGGTGAATACGGCTCTGTGAATTGGCGTCCGCATTTTCATGCGGGCCTGTTCGGTTTGTGGTTGTCTGATTTTAAATACTGGCGGAAGAGTGAGAGCGGTTTCAAGCTGTACAGGTCGGCGACTCTGGAACGGCTGTGGCCGTTTGGTTCTGTGGAAATTGGCGAGTTGACTTTTCAGTCTGCGGCGTATATGGCTCGCTACGTTATGGAGAAGAGGACTGGTGAGCTTGCTAAGGATTATTATTCTCGCGTTTGTCCAGAATCCGGTGAAATTTACTCTCTTGTCCCTGAGTTTTGCCGTATGTCTTTGCGTCCTGGGATTGGTGCTGCTTGGTATCAGCGTCATGGTGCCCGAGTTCGTGCGCACGATACGGTGATCTCGGACGGTGGGGAGGCGAAGCCTCCGAGGTATTATGACAAGCTGTTTAAGCGGCTTGATCCTGATGGTTTTGAGGCGGTCTCGGATAAACGCGTCGCCGAGGCTGTTGTTCACGTTGCCGACAATACGCCGGAGCGTTTGGCGGTGCGTGAGGAAGTGACGAAGGCGCGGATTCGATTCAAGGTGAGGAATTAACCATGCGTATTTTTGCGATTTATGACGTGAAGGCGGATCAGTGGATGACCCCGTTTTTTTCTCAGACCAACGGGACCGCGATGCGGGAGGTTTCGATGCATCAACGTGAACATCCGGAGGCGATGATTGCTGTTCACGCGGCGGATTTCGAGATGTACGTGGTGGGTGATTTCACTGAAGGTGTGCTGTCGGCAGTGCCGAAGACGTTGCTGGGCACGCTGGCGGAAGTCGCCTAAGGATTAGTCCGGGGGGTTCGGGGCAGGAATGCCCCGAGCTTACTTTTCTCTGATGACGCTTTTAGGGGGTCCCTATGGGGTCGAATCGTTCTGTTGATATTCACCGTTTTGCGATGGTTCCGAGGTCGGATGTTCCGCGCTCGTCGTTTTTGATTGAGTCCACGCACAAGACTACGTTTGACGGTGGTAATTTGGTGCCTGTGTATTGCGAAGAGGTTTTGCCCGGTGATTCGGTGTCGGTGAAGATGTCCGCCTTTGCGCGGCTGTCGACTCCGGTGTTTCCGGTCATGGATAACATGTACTTGGATTCTTTTTTCTTTTTTGTTCCGAATCGGCTTGTTTGGTCGCATTGGGTCAAGTTTATGGGCGAGCAGGCGAGTCCCGGTGATTCGATTTCTTACACGATTCCGCAGGTTGTTTCGCCGGTTGCGGGTTATGCGATCAATTCGCTTCAGGATTATTTCGGGCTCCCGACCGTGGGTCAGGTTGCGGGTGGTGCGACGGTGTCGCACAGTGCGTTGCCGATGCGTGCCTACAATTTGATCTGGAACGAGTGGTTCCGTGATGAGAATTTGCAGACTCCTGCTGTCGTTGGTCTGGGTGATGGTCCGGATGCGCATGCTAGTTATGTGATGCGTCAGCGCGGGAAGCGTCACGACTATTTCACGAGCGCGTTGCCGTGGCCGCAGAAGGGCAGCACGGCGGTTTCGCTGCCGCTTGGGATTTCGGCGCCCGTCAAGGCGTTGGGGACCGAACACACGACGGCGGCGGGTGGTACTCCGACGCTTACGCGTCGCATTGATACGGGTGCGCTTATTGGTGCCGGCATTGTTGGGACTAATGCGTCGTCGCAGGTGGGTTTCGGGACCGGTACCTATTCGCATGTTACGAATACGTATCCGTCGAATTTGTATGCGGATTTGTCTGCGGCGACGGCGGCGACGGTCAACCAGCTCAGGCAAGCGTTCCAGATTCAGCGGCTGCTTGAGCGCGATGCGCGTGGCGGTACGCGTTACACGGAAATCGTGCGGGCGCATTTTGGCGTCATGTCGCCGGATAGTCGGTTGCAGCGGCCGGAGTTTCTCGGCGGTGGTTCTACGCCGATCATGTTCACGCCTGTTTCTCAGACCAGCGGGACGGGCGCCAGTGGTACAACTGGGCCTTTGGGTACGCTGGCGGGTGTTGCTACGGCGGTTTCGCAGAATCATGGTTTTTCGGGTTCGTTTGTCGAGCACGGTTATGTTATTGGTTTGGTGTCCGTGCGTGCGGATTTGACCTACCAGCAGGGTCTCCGGAAACATTGGTCGCGGTCCACGCGGTATGATTTTTATTTCCCGGCGTTTGCGGCGCTTGGTGAGCAGGTGGTTTCGTCGCGTGAGATTTATTGCGATGGTACGGCGAGTGATGCGGATGTGTTCGGTTATCAAGAGCGGTGGGCAGAATATCGCTATGCCCCTGCGATGATTACCGGCCGGTTCCGGTCTACTGCGGCGAGTCCTCTGGATGCGTGGCATCTTGCGCAGCGTTTTACGACGCGGCCGTTGCTTAATTCGACGTTTATCACTGATACGCCGCCGTTGTCGCGGGTGGTGGCCATTGGTGCGGCGGCGAATGGTTCGCAGCTTCTGTTTGATTCGTTTTTCTCCGCGCGTTGGGTGCGTCCGCTGCCGATGTACAGCGTTCCCGGCATGATCGATCACTTTTAAGGGGTCGTTATGAATTTTCTTGCGGCGTTGAATCCGACTACGGCTCTTGCGTCGGTTGCTGGCGCGGGTGATACGCTGGCTAGTTTGTGGGGTCAGCGTTACGCGAATCGTTCCAATATTCAGCAGGCAGAAATCGCGCGTGATTACAATACGACGATGTCGAATAGTTCGCATCAGCGGGCGGTCGCGGATCTTAATGCGGCTGGGCTGAATCCGATGCTTGCTGCGACGGGTGGCGCAAGTACGCCGATGGCTCAGGCTCCGAGGGTGGAGAATCCTGTTCCTAATATGGCGTTTAGTAATGCGCTGCAATCAATGAAGGTTTTGGCGGAGATTGAAGAGACTGACGCGCGAGCGACGATGGCTCGGGAGTCGATTCCGGGCGTCGTGGCTGGTTCGCGCATGGCGGTGACGAATGCTAATGCGCAGGATGCGTTGGTTAAGCTGAACATGGAATTGCTCGGCATGACGGCGGCGGAGCGGCGCGAGCGGCAGCCGTATAATAAGGATCATGCGGCGTTGGATGTCTCTATTCGCGAGAATGAAGAGGCGTTTTCGCGTCATCGGGCGGAGCGTGAGTCGACGCAGAAGGTAGTGGATGAGGAAAGTTGGCGGTCGAAGATTGATCGCCAGAAGTATGATGCGGATATGACGGAAGAAGAGTGGAGGTTAACCCGGAACGAGCGGAGGCATTCGGATGCGGTACTGGAGTCGGGCATTCGTCGGGAGTTGAATCAGACGATGCTTGAGGAGTTGCAGTTGCCGGGGGCGCGTGCTGAGGCTAAAGCGTGGTCTTCGCGGTATGGTCAGAGCGGCCGGGCGTATGTGCGTG